TGCTGCTGCGCGGCTTTATTGTTCGCGTCATTCGGGTCGGTCGGGAAAAGCCGAGAGACGGCAGGCTGTTTCGTCAAGTCCTGATTCATTCCTCCGGCGAATCCGTACCGCTGCGCCGCTTGCAGTGTTTCAAGGTTCGGCGTCTCGATTGCCTTCCTCTGGATCGGCGCTTGATTTTGCGACGGGCCGGTCTGGAATGTGCGCGGCGTTTCCTGTGTCTGCGTCGTCGTCTGCTGGTTGATGATATGATTTGTCGCTTTGGAAGCGACATTTTTCAAAATATCATCACCATACCGATCTTCAAGCTCCTGCCTCGTTTCATCAGACAGTGTTCCAGTCTCTTCAATCTCCCCGACAATCCCGCCGAAATAGTCAAAATCTCCAACATTGTCGTTGTTGCCATCCTTGATTTCGTTACCAATCTGGAAGTATCTGTCATACGCATATCTTCCAATAGAAGAATTGCTCAAATCATGGACGGAGGTTTCGCCCATTCTCGCCAAAACAGAATCCGCGTATTCATTGACAGACGGATAGCCGTCCTGCGGTCGGTTCTTTGCCTCTTCCGACCAGTTGACCGCCTCCGGCCCCGCGTACCATGCAATCGCAACGTCGCGCCAGTTCCCGAATTGGTTATAGTATTCCTGCATCTTCTGGCGCGCGACATAGTTTTGGTTTTCCGGTGTCATTGGAGCATCGGCACTAAGCCCCGCGTTTTCAGCCCACGCAGGCCAATTCTCCGGCATGATCTGAAACGCGCCAGCGGCCCCGGAATCTACATTTCGAGCGTCATAATTGCCGCCGGATTCCTGCCCCATGATTGCCGACATAAACGCATCGACCGAGTTCTGCGACGTTCTCATGTTCTGACCGGACACGCCACCGTGAAGCCCGCCAAGGTGGAGGTGGTTCCCGCTGCCTACATCGTGGAACAATACTTCGTCAAATGCTCCGGTGCTCTTAAAATACGCTTCGATTGCGTCGAGCGTTTCTTGTGGCGTATTGTCGGGCAAAACAATATCCACCGCATCGCCGCCATTTTCGCGGACAATATGATAGCTGTTTTCCGCACCGCCGACTTCTGCATTGTGCTCCTCGGAGCGCCCAGCCGAGGATATTTCTGCATTTACGCCGAATCTATTTTTCAAAATCCCGCCGATCTGCGGAAGGGTTTCACGCCATCCGGCCTTCAAGGTGGCTACTTGCTCTGTAATATCGTCGCCCTGCGTCGGCATATTGTAGGCGTTGCTTTCAAACTGTGGCGGATTTCCGCCATCGTCGGTATTCTCCATGTTCGTTAAGCCGCTTCGCCCTGGCGGAAGCGCAAGGATTCCCGGAAGGAGCGGCAGATTGCTTTCATTGTTTCCGTCGTTTTCCTCGTTGCCTTCTGCACGGGTGCTATTCCTTCTATTAAGCGCACCATGCACGCCGCCAGCAATACCGCCGGTAAGCAGGCTTGGGAAAAGTGCTGAATAAAACGATTGCGCAACCTGATCCGTCATCGGAGATTCTGTACCGACGTTGGAAATAACCTGTTGCGATCCTTCTTCTACACCCTCCTGAACGCCACCGGTCAAAGCCGTCATACCGGCACGCACGGGAACGCTCGCGCCCTTGAAGAATTTGCCCGTTAAATTGCCGAGTTCCAGCGCATTGGAAAGCATAAGCAAAGGCACATTCGCCGCCGCAATCCCAGCAGCGCGCAGGCGCTGATTATCCAATCCTTTTTCCCGCATTTCGGGGAGTGCATTTCCGCCTTCGGAAAGAGCTTCAAGACCAACGCCGGGAAGTGAACGCCCGATCAATCGTCCGAGACCTATTGCCGCTTTCTTTGTGCCGAGACTTGCCCCGCTCCCAAGCAGACCGCCAACGACACGTCCGCCTACCCTGCCGACTTGTCCAACGCCGGGAATCATAGATAAGATAAGAGGGATCGCCTCTGACCCTATCACCTGCCCCGTGTCATAAGGGAGACCATTCACGAGATAATCCAGCGTCAAATAATCCGACAGGGAATCGCCAAACTCCTTCGGGCGTGGATTATTTCGGATGATATTGTCAAGGCTATCCGCCGTTTCTTCCGCGCCGACAAAACGGGAAACACCACTTGCCATGCCCGCCAAACCGCTTTTGGCACCACGGGTAAAGCCCTCGATAATTCCAACATCTTCTTCCTGTGGCGCTTGCGATTGCTGCGCTTTTTGGGAGTGCAGGTAATCTTCTAATTCAAACGGGTCTATCGTAGCCATATAGAAGCCCTCCTGAAATATTTCTTTTATGCGTTCGGATTATATGTAAGGAGCCTGATAATGCCTTGAATTCTTTTATCAAGTTCATTAGCCCTTATGTCTTCGTCGCTTGATCCATCATCAACATCAGTCATCCCGTTTATTTTTGCGACAACGCTATTATCAAGCGAGGGATCATATTGCTCCTGCTTTTCTTTGGGTTCTTCTGTATCTGCTGTGCCCGCCGTGTCCGTATCTGCGTGTTTATCGTCTTCGCGGGTTTCCGCTTCCGGCTCGCCGTCATCTTCATTATGGAAACCGTTTACCTCCAGACGTTGATTCTTGCCTGCTGTTTCCTGCTGTTTTACACGGTTTCTGATCCAAGCATCGAAATCCTCACCAGACATTCCCTCAACCACACGGAAATATTCTTTCCACGCTGCCAAATTGCGCGGATTCGACGGGTCAATGTTTCCAAAGTAATTGTAAAGGGCGTTTTGATAAAGCGCCGCCATCGGATTAGGCTGCCCCGGTTCCAGCATCGCTTGCGCTTCATTAAATTTTTCAGTCGCTCGCTCATAGGCTTTCCATGCTTCCGAGGAGCCTACGGTGCCATTATTATTTCCGCCGTTGCGTCCTGATCCGTTTCCGTTGCCGCGTCCATTCCCGCCACGTCCCCCTCCGGTCGAATAACCGCTAAGAGACGAATAGTAGGCAATCTGCCCCTGCTCTGCTGCGTATCTCTGGGCCTGTTCCGGCGTTGCCCCCTGCCCGATTGCATCCAAATACGCCTGCGCAGTTGCCGCGTTTGCTGCGTGGTTTGCGCGTTCTATTGCAAGCTGCCGGTTCCGCGCCATTTGTGCATCCGCGCCGCGCTGCGAATAATCAAAGTTTACCCCAGCCATTTCTTTAGCATTCCGCAAATGCAGATTGTTGTTCAGCGTCGTCTTGTCAATGTCTTGCTGATACTTCAAAGCGTTTTGCGGCGACTGGAACATGTTGCCAAGCATATTGACCTGCTGCGGGTTTTCCTGCGCGAGCTGTGCCAAAATGCCAACGCCCTGCCGCGTAATCGTTCCATCGGCGTCAAGACCGCCATGAAGGAACGCTTGGGAAAGTGCGTTCACGCGCTGGTTTTGGTGAAAGCTCGCCTTTTCCCGTGCGAACTGCCGCGCCTCGTCCATCGTGCTGCCAGACTGCCGCGCTATTTGGTATGCGCTTTGGTAAACGTCGTCCGAGGTGTTATTCAAAAGATTTGAATACTGCTCCGCCGACCGTCCGATAATATCGCGCGCAAGATCGTCGGGCGTGATCCTCGTCGCCGCGACTTTCTGCGAGACCGGCTCCGGGCTTGGTGCTTCGACCTGCTGGGGCTGTGGCTGCTGTGCCGGTGCAATCGGCGGGCCTTGCATCTTCTGAACAATATCCATGATTTCAGGAGAGATGGATTGCCCAAGGTTCATGTAGAGTTCGCTCATTGTCGCTCACCGCCTCAAACCCAAGTTCCCGTAATTCGACAAGAACACGGGGTTTTGTCTACGCCACGCTTCGCCATACATCTGCGCTTCTTCCGGCGAGACCTCCACGCCAGAGCCGCCGCCGAGACCACTCAAAAGCCCCTGCGCGGTGCTGCCCTCCGTCGACGTTGATACTGACGCTGGAACCGTCGTCTCATTTCCGCCGCCGTTCCTTTTATTCCATGCGTCGTTTCTCTTCTCTTCCCGTCTGCGCTGTTCACCGCGCGTGAAATAATTGCTCAAAAATCTGCTGATCCCGTAGCCGAGGAGCGTCATCGGATCATTGTTTGTTGCAATCGAAAGACCGGCAATGATGTCTTTCAAATAATTGCTCCGGTCGTTTCGGTTCGTGTCCTTCTCATACTGCTGGTCGATTGTCTGCCATGCCATCGTTACCACCTCATACCGTTATAGCCAAAATTGCCGAGAAGCCCGCCCGCAGGCTTTTTCAGAACTAAATCCTGAAACGATGCCCCGTTTTCAAGCGCTTGCGCAGGATCAAAAAGGAAAGATTCGGGGTTCGCGACCTCGTTTTTCAGGAACTCCCCCGGCGCGACTTCCGCCATCGCTTTGGCCGCCCCTTCTTTTGCAAGTTCTTCCGTCGCCGCCTCACCGGCTCCGCCGGTCGCCGCCTCTCCGCCGCCGCCGCCGAGACCACCGGCAAGCATCATGCCGATCTGCATAATGGCCTGTGCGTTTGCTGCCTCTTCCGCTTTTCGTTTTTGCTCCGCATCTTGGAGGCCGCGAGCCGCTTCCGCCTCGTTCTGCTGCATCGCTGCTTGAACGCGCTGCGCTCCCTGTGCGGCCTGTGCGTTTGCCGATGCCCCGGCCTGTGCCATCTGCGCGGCTCCATTCGACGCGCCGCCGCTCATGCCGCCAAGAAGTCCCGGTTGAATATTGTTCCTCTGCCGCTGATACAGATAATCCAAGTAATTCGCCATCAGAACAGACCTCCCAGCAGGCCGGAGAAGAGACCGCCGCCGCCGCTCGTCTGCTGCGTTTGCGTGCTATTCGTCGTGCCTTTTCCTGCCGCCGCCGCAAGTGCTCCGGTCGTTGCTCCATTTAGGCCAAGCGAAGCATTCCAGAGGTTGATCGCCGGTTGCTGTGCTGCTTCCTGCGCCGCCGCGCCGGTCGTGATCGGGGCCGTCGCAGAATTGATCTGGTTGCCATAAATCCCTTCAAGCGCCTGCACGTTGTTGAGATAGGATTTCGCCATCGTGTCGGAGACGTTCTTCGAGATGTCGTTGAGCGCTTTGTTTGTGACTGAAGAATTGATGACGCCATTCTTCGCCGACTGGTTGAGCAGATTCCCATACGTTTCCTGAACGCCGCTCTTAATTGCGTCGCTCATGTTTTGCGTGTACGCGCTCGGCAAAAGTCCCTGCGAAAGCCGAGAATATCCTTGCTGTGCTTGATTGATTTGATTTTGCGCAGTGTTGTTCATTTTGTTGAAATCCACCTGCACCGCGCCGATGGAGTTCTCTAAAATGTTCCGCGCCGTATCATTGAGCCAAAGGCTGTTTGGGGAAATTGCCCGCGCGTAATTCGCTTGCAGGGCTTGAAGTTCTCGCTCTTCCGGCGATGCCGTGTAGGTCGTTGTGTTCTGCACCGTCGTCGAACCGCCGCCCTTGAAGTGAGCAGTACGGCAAAAAGAACGAAGAAAACCTTCGTCATATTCCCGTCCATATCTGTCCATCGAGGTTACACCTCCCATGTGATGAAATAGGCTTGTGTCCTGTCCGCGTAAATAAACGCAGGGGACGCAAGCCCTTTCTTTCCTTCGTTATCTATGCCGTAATACCGTTTGCATCCGTCGCCTGTTTTCTCGGTCTTGTAAATCTTGTAACCAAACAGACGAATATAAGCGAGGATCGCTTTTCTGATGCACCACGTCCCGCACGTCTTCGATCCAATCTTTCGCGCCATGTCGGAAACGTGCTTTTTCCAAAAGCGCGCATCCCCGGCAAGCTGGTTTATGACGACGAGATCGCCGGAAATTCCGACCTCGCAAAAACCTTTGTCCGGCAGGAAGAAAAACGCGAATCTCTCATCCCGCACAAACGGTTCCGGCGTCTTCTTATTGTAGAGCGCAATCCACTCGTCCAGTGTCATGACACAGAACGCGAAGGCTGCACCGCGTAAACTACATTCAAATCCGCCGTCGGCACTGCTACCGAATGAAGCCGGATAAATCCGTCTCTCGTCAGGCACTTCGGGGAAAGTCCAGCGCCAAGCGCTACGTCTTGTCCTTCGTCGTCAACGGTGAGCTGAACAAAGGAATCCGCGTTCACGTCCGCCGCCGGAATATCATAATAATAAATGTACGGCCCCGAAGGCGTCGCCATTTCTTCCCATGCAGAAGCCTCCACCGTCACCTCATGCGTGACCGCCTGCAAATAGGCGGGCATGAATTTATTTGTCTCGGCATCATAAAGGAGCGTCTGGCCGTCCGCGATGTCGCGCAGCATGACCGGAATCCTGCCGCCGATTTTTTCGCCGTTGGGGAGATTAACAATCTTGTCTTTCTCCGCGTTATAAACAAGCGCGTCGCCGTCATGCAAATCCTCAACGTCGATCTGCTTGCCTAAAAGCTGCTCCGGGCTGCCGGTAATATCAATGTCGCCCTTTCCGGTTGCCGGGTCAAGCATCAGTATTTTGCCCTTGCCGCTGGTCGCTACCATTTCTTTTGTAATGGTGTAGCGCTCATAGTTCAGTATGTCACCGAAATTCAAAGAAAGCCAGGTCTCCCACGCGCTCCCCGTCCAGCGGTCAATCCTCTTTCCGTTCATGGAAAGGAAAAGGTCATTCGTTTTGAGTTCAATTCCCGGATCGTCCGGCTCCGGTCTCGCGCTGTCGTCTCCGAAATAGAAGCCGCCAGTGTTGCCCTTCTGCTTGACCGCGCCGATGCTTTCAGCCGAAATGCCGAAATTCGGCTCAATGGCTCCGAGGTCGATCCACGCCTCATTTTTCTTGTCACGAATCAAAAGATGGTTGAGCGTCGTATCAATGCGAAATTGGTATGCCTCCGCATCATCAACGGTCTGCCCCGCGCCCGCGTCCAGACGACGCAAACGATTGAGCAGGGAGTAAATAATGGGTATTTCGTTTCTCAACTTTTCAAACCCAAGTCCAATCCTGTCCGTCGTCGGCGTGATCTGTACCGGGTATTTGGCTTCCCATTCTGCCATGTCTTACACCTCCGCAATATCCATAATGATTGAATTCAGCACAAATCCGCCCATCGAGCCGTAGCCTCTAACGTCGAGAAACTTTGAGCGGAAAACATTTCGTGATTCCTTGATGATGGTCTGCGGCTTGAAAATCAATTCCTCGTTGCCGTAGATCAAATCTTGGTTGTCGTAAATCAGATCGCCCGCAGCATAAACGCCTTTCGAGCGTCCAGCTTCGGAAATGAGTGCATTGTTTCCCCAGATCGGGGCGTTGTTTCCATAAATCAAATCGCCGCTGACGAGAACCGGCAAATTTACCTTCACGGCCCCGACTTGCACCGTGCCGATGTAACTCTCTGCCGTCTTCACGACGATAGAAACCTGCGTCCTCTTCAAAAGGAAATCATGCTGGCTTGTCATGCGCTGCGCTTTGAACTTCCACGAAAGCGGGAGACCGTCGTCATAGAACGTCGTATCGTCCACGCGGGAAATCCTGTCTCGTTTCACCACATAAACCGTGTTGCCAACGGAGATAACGTCGATGATCGGCGAATTGAACCGCCGCATAAACCACGCTTGGCCGGATAGGTCATACATGAGCACCTTTCCGCCCTCTCCGATGATCCAAACCTGCGAAAGAGGAGGTACATAGCGCATTAAAGCATTTTCGGGGAGTTTCTGAATCTCGCTCGTTACAAGTGTCGCCGCGTTATTCGGATGAACGTCCCCATATTGGTCTGTCGGCTGCAATACGGAAACCTCGTTCTTGCCGAGGATAAAAACCGCATTTGCCACCGAGCAGAAAGACCGCCTTCCGGAACACTCCACATTCCGGGAAATCTCCGCAATCGCCCAATCAGGGTATTCTCCAGAAAGGCGGTAGACACGGCGATTGTCCTTAATGATGATGATGTCGCTTGAAAGCGACGCCATACCGAGGAAGTTCCCGCCGTCCTTGTAGCCAGCCTCAATGAATTTTGACGATGAATCATCGCCGCTCTCCTCCGACCAGTCCTCTTCATTCCCGACCGCACTATACCTGACCGCCGTATCGTCAGTAATCACGACACGACCGGCCCGGATATATACGCTTTTTGCGTCCGGCGAATCGAGCGTTTTCAAGGTCTCGCCGTTGTAATATTGGAGTTTTCCACCGGAGGCAATCAGAACGCCGTCCTCCCATGCCGTATAGCAAGGGAACAGGTCGCCCGTCAATTCTCCGAGGCTTTCCCCGACTTCGCCGCTCGCCATTGTGGCGAGGTGTACAGTCTTATCCTCCAGCACAATGAGAAATCTCTTGTTTATGCTGTCGTGAATGACCGCGAATATTCCTTCCTGTCGAAGAACTTCCACCGTGCCAGCGACGGTTTTGAGCCGCCCGGTCGAATGGTCGATCTCCATGTTTTCGACTTCTGCGAGCTGGTTTTCTGCGATGCCCTCAATGGCTGCCGCCGTATTGAGACCGCCGGAGAAATCCGCCCGTGCTACTGTCTGTTGGCTTGCGTGCTTCACACCAAGGCGCATCAGTAACCACCGCCTCTGCGACGGCGACCGCCGCCCCAATACCCATCAACAACAACGCCGACCGGCGGAGGCGCGAGAAGGTCGCGAATCTGATTGTAGATATTCAACATGATCTGCGTTTCTTGGCTCTCGTCGTATTCATTCCCAACGGCAAGCCGAAGGGAAACATACTCCATGAGAAAATCGTCGAAGTCATCAATCAGCGGCGACGTGTCCTCCATCGTCAGCTCTTCAATGTCGTTTATCGTGCAGATCGTGTACGCCGTCTCGACCTGCGGAACCGGCCAGAAGTGAATCGTTTTCAAGCCCGTCTTGTAATACTCCGTCGGCGCGCCGTGCCCGTCGTCGTCCGGGATATGGCGAAGGTTTGTCGCGTGAAGCGTCTTTTCCTTATACTTCGCATCGACAATCGGCTCCACATAAATCAAATCCTGATTGTTATAGATCAGCTTTTGATTTTTGTAGATCAGCTCCGATTCGCCTTCCGTCGTGGTCGAGCTTATAATCTCATCCCCAGCGCGAACGCGAATGATCCGCAGCGGCCTTTTATCCAGCGTGACCGAATCCTCTCCGGGTGCCAAAATCCCCTTCGTGGTCTCCATGAGTTCTTCCGGCTTCACCTCGGCGATTGTCCGCCGGATGAACCGTATGCCGTTGTTGAGTACATCAATCAGCTCATCGTCATCGTAGGTTACGCCTTCGCTATCATGGAGCGTCGCTCGAATCCTCTTGATAAGTGTCTTTACCGGGAGCATTGGATCACCACCTATTAGCAAGAAAGGGCAGGGTTTCCCCTGCCCCTATCTTTTTCCTTACTGGTCATCGGCGCTCGAAGTAATGACGTTGATAACGCCGAAATCGGTGTTATTCGTGCCATCGAATTTGAACTGCGAACGCTTCAAGCCGAAGATACGGCCAAAGGACGTGCCCCACTTGTTCCCGTAGTCGAAGGTGTCCTCAGACCACTCCGGCGGAGTGCCCTGTGCAAATACGGCAGCCTGCGCGCCCAAGAAGAGAGCATGGCCGACCTTTGCATCACTCTTGCCCGTCGCCGTGCGCGGAACACGGGTGCATTCATGGACGATAACGCCCTCATACATGCCGAGCGCGCCGCTGAAGATCGGGTTCTTTTCTCCGCGAATATTGGCGTAATGCTGCGCATCCAACCATTTGGGGTCTTCGCGGAGGTCGCGAGCTTGGAACGGGTCAATAACCATGACGTACAGATCACGGCCACCGTCACGCAGCGGACGCATCCTCTTGTGCTTGTCCTCGATTGCCTTGCGCTTGCAAATGCCGATCATGTCCGGGGTGAACTTGTCCGCAGGCGTAATGTCGCCCTCGGAAGTCTGGCCGCCGCCATAAACGACACGATCCGCCGTCGGCGGAAGCAGCTCGAACGGGAACTGCGCAGCCGTCGAGAAATTCTCCGGCAAAACGCCTGTCAGTACGCCGAAGAGAGCGTTGTCGATCCAGTCGGTCAGCCACGCCGAAAGGCTGTCTTTCGCGTCGCGCCTCATGTTAATCTGGGTCTTATGCTCGTCAAATTTACCCTCCAGACGGACGGCGTTACGGACGCGGGAAATCCCGACATCGAAGGAGCGATAAACAAGCTGCTCTTCGTTGCCTTCCATCCAGTTATCTTCCAGCACGCCGGGGCCTTTCAGCGCCATCAGGAGCGGAATGTTGATGCTGTCGCCGGGGCCTTTCGCCAGCTCTTCCTTGATATGGATGCAGTCGGAAGCCGACTTGCCCATAAACTTATTGAAGAACGTGTCCTCGACGCCTGCTTTCCAAGTGGTCTTTGCCCAATACTTCATTACGAGTTCCGGGGCGACCTGTGCAATCTTAGTATCTGCCATTTGAAATCATCCTTTCGTTGTTATCCTTCCAATAGCTTCTTGACGCTTTCGGGGAGTTCGTCAACGTCCATCGTGTCAAGCATCTTGGCGATAGATTCGTTTGTGATCCCCTGTGAAGGCGTCGCCGCGCTGCCGTCCATTTCTGCCGCACGCGGCAAAGACGGCTTCTGCGCTTTCGGCGCTGCCTTCTGCGGTGCCGGTGCCTGCGTCTTTCCTCTGTGGAAGGCCGCTTTTGCATCGGCGAAATACCGCTTCACGAGCATAATGTCCTGCGGGGTTGCGGCCTGCTGCTCTGTACGCGCATAAGCGTCCCGGAGCGCCGCCTGATCCACCGCCGGAAGCTGCTCGAAAAATGCACCGACCGCGAACTGCTGCACCTCTTTGAAATCCGGCTCTGCGGATTCTCTCTGCACAAATGCGTTATAATCGTCCACCATGTTTTGGTGCTGGCGGATGTACGCGGTTCGTTGTGCTTGCTGCTGGCGAACGGCTTCCGTAATCTCTCCCATGATGTAATTGCGCGCCATCGCTTTAGCGTTGGCAATCATTTTGAGTTTCGGATCGTCCTCTTCGCCGTACTCTTCCAGCGAGGCGACATCTTCGGCACTCATGCCGATCATTTGAAGCGCCTGCTGGTTTACAGCTTCCTCGATCTTGGCGGAAATTTCAGGCGTGAACTGCATCGCTGGCATTCCGCCGACCTGCGACGGTGCCTCCGCCTGTCTCGGCGGTTCCGTCTGTTTCGGCGGCGCTGCCTGCTGCTGCGTTCCCGCGGAAGCGATATTGCCATACTTGGCGCGATATGCTTCCAGTTCAGCGGCCATCGCATTTTTCTGGTCTATGACCTCTTTGAAGCGCGGATAAGGAATGTTGTTTTCGTGGCTGCCCTCGTTCGGTTTGTTGTCGCTGTTGTCCGATTCAGCGGGTTCGGGCGTCCTTTCCTGTTTCGCCTCTTCCATAGCCTCGCGCGCCGCTTCTTCCGGCAGTCCTTCCAGCTCCTCCGGAATTTCTTCCTTCGGCTGATCCGGCGTGTCGGTCTGCTGCGTCGCCTCTTCCGGCTGCTGCGTGGTCTCTGTTCCCTCGGTTTCCTCTGCGAAAAGCTGTAAATCTAACATGGTGTCCATAAAAATCTCCTTCCCCGTCTATGCGGTAATATTCGCCCGTGTCGTCGGCGGCACGCATATAAAAAGCGCCTTGCAGTGCAAAGCGCTTTCAAGCGTTGGTTATAAAAACAAGATCAGAAGATGATCCAATCTTCTGCGAGCATATCAGACTGGCTTGCGAGCCATCCGAGCTGAACGCCAGAGGTTCCAACAAAGGCAATCGCTTTGTTTCCGATTGCTTCATGTTCGGCGTTTATGATTTTTCCATCCGCCGCCTCATAGCTGATATTCTTTGCAAGCTCGATATACTGATTCTTGCCATTCCAGCCTTCCCTTTTGGCTCGTTTGCCCTGCTTGATCGCCTCAATGGCTGCCGAAAACGTGCTCATTTCCATCATCCTTTCGCCGCCTGATAAATCTCGACGATGGCAGTCAGCGCCGTTTTCTCGTCGCGGGCCTTGCCGTCCATCAAGTCCTGACAAAGTTTGCACCCAACTTCGAGCATGTGCGCTTTCAAATCCTCGCTTGTGCGCTTCTTTTCCTTCTCGGCGGTCGGCTGATCCTGAACCTCCTGCACTTCCTGAACCTCGTTGACATCGACATCTTTCTTTGCTTTAGCCATGCCTTTTCCCTCCTACGTTTTATACTGCTGGGCCTTGCCCTGCCAAAATGCTTTGAGCTGCCGCCTGTGTCATCGGGCTTTGCTGTGGCTGCTGTCCTCCTCCCTGTCCCTGCTGCATTTGAGCGGCCTGCTGTATAGCCATTTGAAGCATTTGCTGTTGCTGTAATGCCTGCTGGTCTTGTGGAGGGGTCTGCCCCATCTGCGAGGCAAGGCCGGGGAAAATCTGCTGCGTCCATAGCTGGATTGCATATTGCGCAATCTCCGGCGGAACCAAGCCTTGACGCGCCGCCATTGAAAGCTGTATCGGGAGCGGAGCATCTTTGAAGCTGATATTCTGATTGAGATTGTGGTCTTGCTGCTTTATCATTTCGAGCCGCAGTTGTGCTTCCTGCGCCTGCTGTTGTGCCTGCTGGCGCGCCTGCCAAGTCTGCTTGATCTGCTCTTTATTCGGCAGATCGGAAAGCTCGATGATGCTGTCAAACATCATGTCGCCCGGTATGCCGAGATTCTTGATTGCGTCAACCAGCGTCCAAAGCTGCGCCTGTCTCTGTGTCGTGCTGGCCTGTGCATCGGCAACAACTACGTCAAACTCGCCCTGCGACAAATCATTGAGCGTTTTCGTGATGACATTCCCCAGCGCATCCTGCCCGACTTGCACCTGCTGATTGACTGCTACGAACTGCTCGCCGGAAGGCCCTTCAATCCGATATACCTTTTCCGTCGTATAGAATTGCGGAATGATGCCCTTGTGCCCTCGACGGCCCCAAAGAAGTTCGGCGATCTTCTTTTTCGCCTTGCGGAGCTGATCGAAGATCGGCGCGATGTGCGTCAAGGCTTGCTTTTGTTTCAGCTCGATGGCACGACCGGAGGAGGCGTTCGGGATGTCGATTCCCATTTGTGCCTCATTGATGCCGGAAATGCTCGTGAGGTCTTGCGTCGCCTGCGCTTCTGCTTGGATCAGCGCGGCAGGCGGATTGCTCGTCTCGCGCTCTCGAATCTTGTTTCCTGTCAGAGCGCCATCGGCGACCTGCTGGAAATGTCCGGGGACGGTGTGCATCTTCTCGAATTCCTCAAGTTGGTCGGCGTCCATCGCCGTCTTCTCATACCACCCGCCCCCGTTGGACATTGTGTTGAGTATATGAAGCGTCTGGATTCGACGCTTGTTTATTTCGCGCTGCGGGTCTTTCAGGTCTCGAACAAAGCCCGCCGGAATATCGCCCGTGCCATAATAAAAACAGGTAATAGGCACAAACGGAAACTCGCCATGCTCGTAAGGTGAAGGCATATCTTCCAAAAGCACCGTATCAAAGAACGACGCATACCTCACGACCTTCCGCGTGATTTTCCGTTCCGCCTCCGGGCTTGGATCGACGATGCCCGCCATCAGCATATCCATCGTCAAGTCTTCTTCTTCGATTTCCGTGCCGTCCATCAGCCGGATCAGCGTTACCTGTTCGCGGGTTTTGTACCAGCATTCGACGAGGCGGATTTTCTGTGTCTCCGCTTTGAACCACAGCGTATCAGCCTTAATTTTCCGCTGCGTGTAATCGCTCTCGGCGTTATCGTAGACGTTGTAGGCCGCTTCGATGGCGTCGGCGTGCTCCGGGAATTGGATTTTCAGCTCATCTTTATCAACCCAGCGAGCACGGCAGATATATTTCGCATCTGAGAAGTCGGATTTATGTGCTTCCGGATCGACGTAAATCCCGAACGGGTCTTCCCGATTGACGAACGCGCTGCCGTCTCCGATCTCGTCATCCCACCGATACCCGACCGAGAACCAGCCGAGACCGGAAATAATTGCGTCAAGAAATGCCTGGCTCTCCTGTGCGTCAAAATCGCACTCGTCCATAATGTACTTCGTGACGCCCTTGCGCACTTGGCAAATGTCGATGTCGTCGCCCGTGCGCGGCTTGAAGTCAATGTCGTACCGATTGACACGCTGGTAGCCGGAGACGACGTTGATAATCGGTTTGATGCGGTTGATCGTCAGCGTCGGCCTGTGCTGTTCCTCGAAATCTTTGACCTCTGCATCCGTCCACTGTTGACCGGCGACAAAATCATAATCCTCTTGTGCCTCCTGCCGCCATGCGTCCGCAGCGTCCACGGCTTCCCTGAACCATTGGCGATAGCGCGCGATCCCTTCCTTGTACGGCATCAAGTCCATCGGTCTCAATTCGTCCTGTATGATCTCCATCTCTTACACCACCTCAATACGTCCACGCGCTTCGCGCCCTGTTGTGTTTGTGCCGCTCCCATCGGTCAATCTGCTTCGGCGGTCTCTTGGCCGTCGGTGCCCACGGTCGGGAAAGGCACGCATATCCCAAGGCGTCGGTCGCGTGATCCTCGCCTTTGGTGTCGTATGTTTCCGGCTTCGCTTTGTCGTATGCCAACATCGGGAGAGTTCGGATCAGGTGTATGCAGTTCGCGAAGACGAAAAGCGCCGGTTTGAAACTCCCGTCCTCCTGCTCGCTGCCGATCAGGCGCTCCTTAATAGCGTTCGCCATCTCGACGCGCCCTTTGCTCGACGCCGCAAATGTCGAAAGGTTCGCATCATGCAGCGCGATATTCAGTTCCTCCGCGATACTCGGCCCCGTTACGCCGGTTTTCGCCCAGCAAGCGTTATCTAAAATCCCGTGGTGAACCTCGCCTTTTTCCTCCAGCTCGATAATGCGGGCTGCGACCTGCTTTGCCGTCTCGCCGGTGCCGACGTTCGGTTTCCCGCCCCAGCCGTAAAGCTCACGATACACCCAAAGATTCCCGTCATAATCCACGGCAATCCAAAGGCAGGCATACGGCGCGGAACTTCCCCAGTCCATCGACCGGAACCTGATCCAGCCGTCCGGGATTTTGAAAGGCTCAACAATATGCAAATCTCCTCGCCATTGTTTGAAGAATTGCCCTTCGGCTACGCCCCATTCACCGAGACCGGCGACCTTGTACCTCTCCGGGTCCATTCGTTTCATTCGCTCGAACAAAGCCCGGTCAGCGTCGGAAAGCCATTCGTTACAAAGGTATGTCGTTGTCATGGCCAGCACTTCGGGATCAGGTGCATCAAAAAAACGGCCTTTTATCCAACAACCGGAATCCCACGGGTTAAATGTGAGAATCCATTGTCGATAATAGCCGTTCTTTTCGTCTTCCGGTTCAAACAGACCGCGCAGCGATTCGTCGATCCGGTTGAAAGCGTCCTCGTCTATTTCATACGCTTCTTCTACCCAGCCCCAGCAAATATATCCGCTCTGTACCGCAATCGACGTTACCTTGAGTGGGTCATCCAAACCACGGAAAAGAATCTTCTGCCCGGTCGGGATATATTCAAGCTCGATCGGCGAGACCTTCGCTTTCCAAAAGGCGGAAACACCGAGGCGGTCAATCGCCCATCTGAGCTGTGCAAAGCAGGAATCTCGAAGGCTCTCCATCGTCTTTCTCACGACAAGCGCATGAGATTTCGGATATTGCATCATGCGAACGATGATCTTCAGCGCCGCCGTCGTCGATTTCTTCGACGCGCGGCTCCCTTTGCAGACCACATACCGTTTTTTGCTCCGCCAAAAATCATCATACCCGTTGCCGATAGTCTCGCGAATAGAGACCGCTTTTGTCCTGGCATGTTCCGCAGTCATCGCCGACGCGCCTCCATGCGTCGCTTTAGCTCGTCATACTGGACGACGTTGCTCTTGTAATGTTTCGCGCCACGATGCGCGATCCGGGGATTGAGCCGATATGTGTTATGGCGTCCGGCCATTGGGCCTTTGGTTATGATGTCAAGCTCGACGAGACGGGAAAGCGCCCGCGAGACGTTCGCCTGTTTCAGTCCGACGATCTCACAAATTTCCTTCTGCTTGACGCGGAGCCAATTATCAAAATCCAATCGGCTCATCAGGAATGCCCAAACGCGCCACTGCTCGCCTGTGATGTCTTGCCGACACATCCATTCCATTCCGCTCATAAACGTCGCCGCCCATCCTCTCCCCAAAATGTTCTTGCTTCTCTGTGGTTGATAGCCGGAAACCGTCTCATCCTCATCCATAATCACAGAAAGCGGCTGTTTTGGCATGGCGACAACATTTTCTTTTTTGGCCTTCATCTTGTCACCTGCCTTTGATATATCATATTTGATATGTTACTTATCATATTTGATATATGTCGCCTCTCGCGAGGCTTGAAATCATTGACTTCTGGAAATTCCCCTCTGTACTCTGTATATACGGGTGTCAAATATCGTCCTTAATGACGATCGGAACCGCACCGGAAAGCTCGACCTGCGAGCGATCAAGGAAGGCCCCGTGCATTTTTCCGAGAAGTTCCATCGCCTTCAATGCGTCTTTCGCCGCGACGCGCTTCTCCAGCCTGATGCCCTCCATCGTGATATACTCCTCGGTGGTCTCCTGCCGCCCGATGTCCGAAAGGCGCTCCTGAATCTCCGTTATGTCCATGATCTTCCGAGAGCGTACCTCGGCGGCGATCTCTTCTAAACGCGCGCGAACCTTATCATTTCTTATCAAACGCGCGCTATTTGCTGCCGCTGCGTTCTCACTCGCATACTTGTAGCCCGCCTTCTTGTAGGCGTCCGTGGCGTTTCCGCTGGCGGCATAAGCCAAGCAAAAAGCCTCCTGTTTCGGAGAAAGCCCATTCTTCTGCACTGGCTTTTTCTCCTTTTTCGCTTTTTTGTTCGCTTTCGCTGCCACCGGTCACACCACCTTTCAACAATTTCAGCTACGCGGGCAGAGCAGTAGGAGGTCTGCCGCTGCCCCACGCAGCCTAATAAAAAAACCGGAGGCCGCTGCGAGTTTGCGGCTCCGGCTGGAATGTATGTTGTTGTTGGACACAATTACTTGTAAAAAGTATATCATGTTTTTTTGATTATTTTATGCCATATAAGCCCGTGTGAAAATTTACCCCTCAAAAAATCCTCACAAGCTGCTCCTGTGCTGCGCACATCTTCGCGTGATTCCTGATTTTCAGCAGGTGTCGGCTGTAAACTGACTGCTCAATCGTGACCGGCACATTCCGCTCTCCCCGCTGATACCTCCGCTCAAAGATTTCCTTATCCACAGGATCATCTTCACAGAAATCCTTCACGGCATTGAAAACCCGTAGCCAGCGTTCCGGCCACAAAATACGACGCCCATTCTCCAATGTGACAGTCTCCAGCTCAATGGCGTTTTTTATCGCCTGCGCTGCCGTCGGATCAGGTACTCGACAATGCCCGCTACCCTCCCCGCCGGTAAACGTGCATATCCCCGTGCCGTTCTTCCGCTCATAAACCGCCATCCATATTTTTTCCCGCTTCCAAAAAATCTGCTCAATGAGATTTACGATTGAATCCCCACTTGCTCTCTGCATTGGCTCCATGCCTCCCCTGTCAGCATCACACACCATAACAGATTACTTTTTTGCTGATTCTGCCTGCTGGCGCGTTATGTAGCCTTCGCTTATATCCCAAAATCTTTCCGTTTCGGCCTCATATATGCACACCAACGGGCAACTATCCTCTGTTGGAAGGACAAGGCAGATTTCCCCATCTTCCGGCGCGAAGCACTCGTTTTCCCCGTCTATCCATTGTTCGTTTGCTTCCGATATGTTGATAACCATTCCCTTCCCCCTCCTAATATCCGCCCCGTGCCCTGATTAACCATTCCTTCAGCAACACCTCTGCTTTTGCGAGGCAATATGCCAGGTCGCAATCCTGCACGTCGCATATAACGATGTCGCCGCCGTTCTCCGCGCAGCCTCTCTTCCATACTTGCACGATGTAATCCGTCGTCTGCGAGTAGCTGATAGTGAGGTGCATCGGCTCCCGGCCGATCACCTCATCGAAGAATTTAAGAAAATCATTCATGCGCGTCCTCACCGCCTCCAAGTCTGCCGCGTCTTCTGTTCTTTTCATTGACAAGATGCTGCGCTCTGCCGCGCATATCTGCGTCAATCCCAAGGGCTTCAAGCATTGTCGTAATTGACGTGATAGTGTCGGCAGCCTCGGATGCAATCGACGGCATCTCATCAGCCCCGATATTTTTCAAATCCGTTCTTCCAGACGGAACTACATCAAGGCTATAAAACACACTTAACACTGCGGCTTTTAGCTCATCTAATTCCTCATTGATTTTGGTGAACAGCGCTTTGACAGTCTGTCTCTTAATCTCTCCATGCTCATCCCTGATGCATGGAAGCGGTCGCACCGGCTCATATACGCGCTTGCAAATCATTCCGCCGCCTGCCGTTTCTCGAATCGGAACATCCCGATAGCCGCACCCGTGCGCTTCGGCAAAATTACGCATTTCCTCTTTCTCATCCACCGTCAGCCCTCCTTAACCTTTTCATAGTTTTCTTCTTCCGCCCAGCCGCCCACCGGTCGCCATAGATGCAGAATATTCGTGTGTCCAGAAATGCCGTGCAAATACTCGCTCTCTTTCGGATGAATTTGATGTACTTCCTCCTCTTTCTCCCAAAACAAATCCTTTGCCGCGCACATTTCATCCCATGTCGGTAGCTTACGCCTCTCATTCGCTACTGAAATACTGACGTGCTCCCACTGACCATTATCTATTGAACAGACAAAATTCAGCGCCCGTTTCGCTCCGCGAATCAATAATGTTCCTCCAAAAAAGTTTCCGCTTTCGTCCGTCATCGTAATACGCTGTATCTGCGTATCTGTCTTTATCTTCTCAAAGGCCTTCATCGCCAGCCCTCCTATTCCATGTCTCGATTGCTCGCGCTTTCGTGTTTGTCGTAGCCCCATTTACGCCGCAATTCGCACAAGCGACATAGAAACAATGCGAATCGGGATTATCAATAAAAACATCCTTACTCCCACAAAACGGGCACGGCTTCAATTCTTCCATCGTCAGCCTTCCAACCTCCTTACCGCCTCGTTCCAATAGGCTATTGCCTCTTCTACTGCATCGAACCACGGAGTTTTTTCATGGCAAAGACAGCACCCCACTTGATAAACAATCCTCGGCGGGCGATCGCTTCGCGCCTTATTCGTGTGCCTAATCGACATGCTTTCCACTCGACAAAACGGGCAAGGCTCAATCTTCTCCACGGTCAGCCCTCCTTATTTGCTCCCAATCCAAACGCCTGTTATACAAAGCAGCCGTCTCCGCTTCTGTCTTTTCGTGATCTATGAAAAACGTATGCGCACCGCACGCCGAGCAGTCAACGCGATAGGTGACATTCCACGTTGAATCATGTAGGCAGGTTATCATCTCTACTTTTCCGCCGCAAAACGGGCAAGCCTTCAAGTCATATTGCAAGCATCTCACCGTCCCGATCAGGAATCCTGCAATCCGGTAGATCAATATGAACAACGATACACTTCATCCACGGCAGACTATCCACTTTTTCCTTTACTTCCTCATCCGTGGCGTCTGGGTCAATCTCGTCTTCATCAAAGAAGGTCTCGTAATGGTAATTGTCGTCATTGTTGCTCCTGAAAATAATTGAACCGTCGCTTGTCGTTAAGGCGCTATCAACACGCGCACCGCAGCCGATGGAGCCGAGCCACCAACTATACGAATCATCACAGACAATTTCGCAATCCACCGCGCAGATAACCGGCAAATCGGGATTTTCTGCGCACAGCTTCAGCAGTTCGTTCAATCTTTCCATCTGCCTTTCGAGAGACTTCATGTCCGTAAACTTAATCACGATACTCCCTCCCTTATCGCCTCGTCGAGAATCCGATCCTTGCACGCCTCCGGCGAAGGGTCTTTGCACCCAGCAGGGCAAACGTCGCAATGCAGCGTTTCCTCGCATTTGTTCACCATATAGAGAAGCGCCGCTTTCGCGTCGAACTCTCCCATGCCAGCCATTCTTTTCACCACTTTATTCGCGAGCTTGCTCGCCCATTTTTCACTGACAAACAGCTCGTTCGCCAAATCCATCCAGCTCTTGTGCTGGAAATAATATCCCTCAACGAGACTCCTTTCCTGATCCGGGAGCGCTTCGAGGGCGCGGTCAACCTTCCGCATGGCGCGTTCAATCCGCGCCACTTCCTGCCGCTTCCCCTCGATGCGCTCTTTAATCTCGATGCGCTTTGACGCCTCCGATTCCACCGGCGTTAATTCCCCCTTCCCGCCTCCAGTGTCGTCGCCGTATTTAGGGACAGGTGCAGAGGGGTCGAGCTTCAGCAATTCTTCCTGCGCCTGTATCTCGTCATTCAGGTTGTCAATCGTCGCCTTAAACTCGTGATAACGCTTCAAGTATTCACGCGTCGTCTGGACGTAATCGTTGTATTCCCTCAATGCCTCTGCCCCCTGTCTTTTCTCTTGCGCCCCGCTCAAAATTTTACACGATCCGGATTCTCGTGGATGTTCCCCTGTACGATCGCGCCGCTCCAAAGCGTGTCTTCGAGGTCCTCCAAAACGCCGTCGAAATGCGCCCAAAATCTGCCCCCGATGTAATCCACTTTTGCGTATTCGTCATCGTCCCAAAGCAAGTCGCCCTCGTACACTTCCACGTTGTTTCGGTCCTTCAGGCCGGTGTATTGACCGACAGATGCCGCCGCGACCGACCATTTGGAAAGTTCACCAATCGGAGAAATTTGCTGAATGGCAGCAATCCCTTTGTAAATAAACCCCAAATACCCATACACCCACATATCCTGCGAACCGCAATATCCTCGAAACTTTATTTCGTGCATTTTATCACCTCAATCGAACATAAATTCAGCTTTCGGTGCAACCGCCTCCATCCAGCAATTACGGCAGCGCTGCTCTTGATGTTCCCCTTCTTTCACTGGTCGGCAATCCTTTACGCCAAGTTCCGGGAACTCTGTCGGACATACGCGGGCTTCAAGAATGGCCTTGAAAATTTCACGGTTATATTCTTCGCAATCCAGCGCCAAAAGTGTCTGAAACGTCTTTTTGACAATCGCTTTTCCGCCCATCAAAGCCGCCCCCGCTTCCGGTTTTTCTCATTGACGCGCCGCTGTGCTTCGTCCCTCATTTCTGCGTCAATGCCAAGTGCTTCCAACATTGTCGTGATTGCCGTGATGGTGTCTGCGGCTTCCTCGGCAATATGCTCATCCATATCTAAAAAATACTTTCGGACAACTACCGCTTCTTTTAGCTCGTCCAATTCCTCGTTGATTTTCCCAATCAGCAATTTAATAACACTCTGCTCTTTAATCTCCCCGCGTTCGTCCCTCACGCAGGGCAACGGACGCACGCTTTTTTCAGCTTCCATGTGTTATTTTCTCCTTTCAGCACCCCAAGTGATTCACGATGTCACGAATCATCGCCGTGCCGGAATCCATTGCGACGTTGATCCGTCTTTTCCCGCCGCTTGCAAATGTGGCTGTGACGATTTCCGCTTCCGCGTCATACTCCAAATCCACAAGGTCGCTGGCGGAGTAAGTTGCTTGCAGGGTAGCCAAAAGCAGCCGGCAAATTTCTCGCTTGTTCTCCATCGTTACCCCCTCCTAAATCTCCAAGTGCATGCATTTTCCGCCTTGATTCATCAGCCATGCGAAAGTGTTTCTTCCTACGCCCGATGGATATTTTTCTTTTGGTATCAACTCCGATGCAAAAGCAAGAGCCGCAACAAGTTTGTCCGCCCTGTCTCTTAGGCGCTGGAGTTCCCTGTCTTGGTATTTCAACCTTTCGCGCATCGTCTCGTATTCCGCGTAATCAATTTTCACCTTTCCCATTCAACCAGCTCCAATCTTTTGTGCTTTCGTCTTGCTGTAGGAATTTCAAGATACTCCTCTCCATATGGCCCGCATGTTCGGCGAGCCATTTCAGATTTGTCCCTGGAAATTTTATTATCAGCAGGCATCCAGTCGCATACCATTTCTGCATGAATTTCGCAAGCTGTTCATCGTTCATAGAACGTACTTTATCTGCTACCGTCAGCATTGTCAGTCATCCTCCAAAGAGCTGATCCCATGCTTCGCAAGCTCCGCCTTGATTTGGTACTGTACGGCATCTTGCAGCCTGTCGATAATCAAGTCTATGGCGTGCGTAATTTCCGGCGACACCACGACGTCCGTCCTTCCCCTTGTCAGTATCGAATTTATACGCTGATGCACCGCCTCGCGTATATCTCCATACATATCAACGGCCCGCCTCGCGTAGTATTCTTTCTCCCCTTTAGCCTCCACGTCTATTCCTCCCCGCTGTAATCGTCCATCCATCGGCGTTCTTTATACACGAACCACATCAGCCACACGATCCACGCCGCGAATAGGATCAGAACCGTCACATCAAACATAATCAGCCCTCCAGCTCGCTCCTCAACTCGTCGATCAGTCTTGCCATCTGCGAGCGCGTCAGATAATCGAACTCGATGCCATCCGTCATTTCCGGTACGTCCGTCTCCTCATATCCAAGCTGCTCCATCAGGTCGCAAGCATAATCAATCTGTGCTTGTGTCGGTTTCGTTGCGTCATACATCACCGCACCTCCAGCAATTCAATGTCCTTATACTTCCACCGGAACATCTTCGCCCTCAAAACATAATCCGTCGTCCGATACCCTTTGACTTCCACGGCAACCTTCCGCCCGTCCGGGTATGTCAGTAGGAAATCCGGCGTATAATTCACGCTGCGCTGCGTCTTCCCGAAACTCTTGAATGTTGGCAATAACTCGAACTCCGGCTGTAATTCCAGCTTCACGATCTCGCCCTTATTCAGCATGTCGCGGTATTTCAGATACTCCGCCGCCTCGCGCCTGCTGTCGAAGGTTATCCCGTAGATCGTGAATTTGTGTGCGTGGTATTTATTTTTTCCGGGAATCCTGATCGGCATTTTTTATCACCTTCATTCCGTGCAGGGCCGTCACAGCATAATTCGCGGCAACCATCACAGATGCCATTTCCAGCAGTGCAGCGGCAAAATCTCTTTCTGTGGATGTCGCTGAAATCTCGTCTGTCTCTTCGTCGTATCTCGTAAAACTCGTATGATTGATGATCCGCTTCACGACCTCGATATTCTGCCTGTTGAAACAACTATGCACGCCAAGCGTCCAGCCGTCGTCGGACATGGTAAAGATTCCGTTCGGGCACTTCTTGACGTAAATTTCTACGCCGTCACCGTCGGTATAGATAAGAGGAAGCCCTAAACAGTAATAGTCGTCTCTCCCTTCCTCCACGGTAAACGGAAACTCGAAATCTTTGAACATCGCCTTGAAATCAATCATCCGCTCTCACCTCCACAAATGAACCGATACCCCAAAACTCCGGCGCGAAATCGCAATTCAGCGCGCAGGCCGTACTTTCCATGTTGACAAAGAACGGACAGTTGCATTCCCCGCCTAATACATGATGGGTCTTGCACCATTCCTGAACCTTCCGGGCCGCGTCGATCACTTCCTGCTCATCCGTCATGTGTTCCGGTCTCCCCGCAATATCCGTTATCCTTCAGTATTTCATCAACGAGCCATCCATGCGGCCTATGGGCAAACAACGCGCACCTGTCTATTGCCACGCGAAAAGGGCAGCCACATCGCCCGTCTTTCTTGAAATGCTCTCGGCAAAAACCTTCAATCGTCCGTGCTGCGCTGATTGCCTCTTCGGTTCCCGTCATCATAAAAGCCCCTTTGGAAATTCTCTCCGCATATTTTCCTCGCCGATAATCTTCGTCAAGCTGTCTTTCATGAATAGAGGTATGCTCCATTGTTTGCACTCATCAGAAAGATTTTCAATCCAGCTCTTTTCCGGTGTGATCTTCCCTTTTCGGTTTCCCGTCTCGGCCCCGACGATAATCCAATCAGGCCGCGCCCCTCCAAGGTGTCCAAAATCTTCCATCATCGGCTCGATACTTATGAACGTATTCAGTTCCGAATCGGAAAAAGCAAACATAAACGCCTCGTTCGGTGTCGTTACAGTAGTTCCAAACCACCAGTTTTCTTTTCGGAGGTCAATTTTTCTAACAAGCGCTAAATCTATATATCTCGCCGGATTCTTTGTGAGGAATATATATTTGTGCCACGGCGCTTTCTCGCAGGCCGCAAAAACTTCCTCTATCCATTCATCTGGCACCCACTCGCCGAAAAGATCAGCCATTGAACAGACAAATATCTTGCGTGGCTGCTTCTGTCGTATCGGCTCATCCAGCTTGTACCGATGGAATGTTGGGCAAAACCTAAACGGGTAAGGAACGGCGCGACCGTTTTCCTTTAGCCTGACTTCATGTTGCAAAACATAGAGGCCCGGATCAAGTCCGCGTTTATCCTTAATCCATGTTTCTTGAAGCTCAATCGGCGCATCAAGCGTCTGCCCTTCGTATGAGAATCTTTTCGCAATCTTCCCAGCGTAACAGTACGGACAATCGCGAAAACATCCGGTTACTGGATTCCATGAGGAATCACACCACTCTATTTTTGTCTTCCTCATGCCCCATCCCCCTTGTGCGCAACCTTTTTTCAAGGTTCCACTTACTCGGACTTTCAAAGCCCTTTATTAACATGCAATACCATTGACCTACAGCAAACGGACAATCACATTCTTCTACTCCAGCGTTATTTTCCGCGCACCATCTTTCGACGGTAAGCGCCGCCTGAACCACGTCCTCACGATTCGCCTTCATGCCCCCCTCGCCTCCGCGATCTGAACGATCTTCCCGCGCACCTTCGGCAGCGCGTTGAGAACGGCCTTATTTTCCCGCTCTTCCTTCGCCCGTTTGATAACGTCGGTGTAAATCCTCATAAAATGCGCCCTGGCAGTGTTCGTTTGCTTCTCTTCCACCATCATCAGCTCAACCTTTCCGAACTGATCCAGTGCCTTTTTGACCTCCGGACAAGAAAACGTCCACGGACGTTCAAGGCCGTTCTGCCTCGCCTGTCGAATGACCTCCTGCCATGCCTCGCCAGCCGTCGGCAGGCCCGATGCCTCCGCCGTCTCTCGGATGGATTGAGCCGCCTCGAAGATTTCGGCGACCGTGGGGAAAAATTTGATCGTGTGCAGCAGTTTCCTCATGGCCGCATTTACTTCGTCCGGTGTCAATACCGACAAGACGCTTGCATAGATCGGCCACGCCTCCGGCTGCATCTTCATATTTGGGAAAGCCGCAGCATACGGTTTCAAAACTTTCAGGATTTCCGCCTCTCTTGTCATGCCATACCCTCCTCGCGGTTCTCAAAATACTCGATTGCGTCATCAATGGCCTTCTGTGGATTTTGTGGATTTCCTGTGGAAATATTTGTGGATAAGTTCTGCTTTAACGGATATATAGACTTCCAGCCGTTTTCTATACTCTGTTCAAGCAGATGCACCTTCATAAACTCATCCCCCCCGGAAAGCTCATCCAGCTTTGACAAAAGAATCTCTTTTGCCTTGTTTGTCATTGGTGCTCTCATCTTCTTGCGCATTTCATCAAAGTCAGACAGAGCCGCCT